CCCATGGCCGCGGCGACGCCGCGCCACACGATCTGACCTCCCTTGGCGCGGTGGTGCGGGAGCTTGAGGTCCCCGAACGTCTCCGGCGGCAGGGCCTTGGCCCAGGCGAAGTGCCCGGCGATCTTGCGCTTCGCCGCGGCCGTCAGGTCCCCCCAGGCCTCCTCGGTGAAGTCCGCGAGGGCCGGCGCTTCCCACGCCTCGTCCTCAGGCGCCCGCGTGGTGCTGACGTCCGGTGGCACCGCCTTGTCGTCCGCCGTCTCCGGATCCCCGCCGGTCGACGTCGCCCGCCTACTCGTCCCGATCACGTCGAGGAGATGGCCGATCTTCGACTTCGGGAGCCAGAGCCCGGCCTCGCCCGCGTCGGCCGCGAGGATCGACTCGGCGTAGGCGATCATCGGCGCGAGGTCGACCCCGGCGGCGCGCGCCTCCAGGAGGGCGTCGGCGTTGGCCGGGACCGGCACGACCGAGTGCTCGAGCAATTCCTGACTCAGGAAGTCGACGCCGCGCCGCTCTTCATTGAACGCGAACGTGACAGGCTTGAACCCGACCGAGGACGCCTGGAGCCACCCGCCCTTCAGCATCCGAAAGATCATGTCCGCGAACTCGTTCAGCTCGCGGTCCATGAACTCGTCGACCGCCACCAGCCGCTCCCCCTCGACGGCGACGGTCTTCGCGCGCCCGATCGGCGGCGCGTAGTAGTCGTGCGCCCACTGCACCACCGGGTTCTTCCGGTAGGCATCGAGCTGCCAGCCCGCGAGCGCGATGGTGTCCCGGTCGCGGTCGACCGAGCCCGTCGAGATGCAGAATCGGAGCAGCCGCGAGGCGTCGCCGACGCCGGGCACGGCCTCGCGCTCGGCGTCCGTCAGCTCGCGGATCTCGACCGGGGCCGCCTTGCGGATGAGCGCGTTGTCCGGGGCCTCGCCCTTGCGGACCTTGGCCTGGAATGCGTCCGGAGCGAGGAGGATGAAGGGCTGGCCGCCAAGCTGGATGGTCGTAGGAGTGGCCGGAGATACGTGGGGCGGATGTGGCGTCGCGCGTCGTCGCGTCAATGGGTTCGGCACATCCACGCCTCCTTTGCGTGGCCCCCAGAGACGCGAAACGGGCGGAACGCCCGAAGGAGACAGCTCCTCCAGAAGTTCCGCCCGTCTCATCTTTCCTGAGGGCGGTCAGCGTCGAACGAATCTATGGATAGGCGATCAAGTCTTACTCGTCAAGAGGAAAGTAAGAATCGGAGGACCCAGGAACCCTAGGATGAGACTTCGGCGTACTGAGAACTGGGGATGGTCCGGTATGTCTGCTTACCGACGATCACTTGCCACGGAACCCGGCTTCGGCGCGTCAGCCGGACCGTGATCACGACCTCGGCCAGGTACTCGTCGTGGTCGAACTCGACGCGCCGCAGCGCGATTTCGTCGGCGATCGCGCGGAGGATCGCCTCGGAGCGGGTCATGTGGAGCGCTCGTGCTGACGCGTCCGCGCGAAGGCGGCAGCGACCGCGCCGACGACCTCCGCGTCATCCCAGAAGGCCGGCCGCTCCAGAGAGATGAGGACCCGCCGGCCAGCGTACCGGAGGACCCCAGCCGCGACGAGTCGGCGCGTCATGCCGCGCGGGGCCAAGTCCAGCCAGGCGTCTGGGTCGAGGGCGTACGTCCGGCTGGTGCCGGGGCGGCCGAGGGGCTCGAGACTGATACCGTGGGCCGCGGAGTCGGCCCGTGCAGGCGTGCCGACGGCCGACCCCGGATCTCCCCCGGTCCGGCCATCCGAACGGTCCCCGAGCGCCTGGCTCATGACGAGGAAGCGGGGCCCCCGCGCCGGCCGAGGAGCAGCGGGTTCCACGTCCGCTCGCCGACGTGGTCCGGGTCGACCGGGTTGAACCGGAGGCCGTTGTCCCCGGGGAATGGCTGGCGGTGATCCGCCGAGGACATGATGATCGCCTCCGGGATCCCATCGGGGAAGGCGTCGCAGGTCAGGGCCTCCTCATTCTCCTCGTGGAAGCGGGTGCACTCCAAGCACATCGGGGTCGGGCCCGTGGTCATGGGCGAACCCCCAGGCGCCGCTTCGCCGCGGACACGGCCTCCGCGACGATCGCGCGTTCCTCCTGTGTGAGGTCGCTCACCATGAGCGCCTGTCGGGTCGGGGTCCAGTCCCGCGTCGAACCGATCGTCGACAGGAGGTCATCAACGGCCCGAGCGGCGCGCGTGCGCGTCGTCCCCGCCGGCGTGAGCTGCTGGTCGGCGAACGCCTCAGCGAACGCCTCACGCGCGTTCTTCTTCGCGTACCGCGAGGCCGACCGGAGGTCCGCGGCGCGCGCCGTGCGCCACATCTCGGCGGTCTCCCCGACCTGGCCAAACCCGTCGACGCCCATGACCGCGACGCGGCCGCCGCGGGTCGGGAGGTCGACGTGGAAGAAGACCGCGTCGTTGGCGGCGTCCAGCGCGTGGTCGTAGACGTGCCCCATCTCGTGGACAATCATCGAGCCCGGGGCATCCAAGGCCGTCGCTCTGGGGTGAAATCCACTGAGCACGTCGCGCCGGACATGCTGACTGATCGGCGCTTCGGTTGCCCCAGCCGGGCGCGCGTAGTAGTTCGGGTTCAGGTGCATCGTGGAGACGCGCCCTCGCGTCGCGACGTAGGCGTACGTGTCAGCCTTGCCCTGCCAGTGCGCCACGTCGGAGGCCGTCACGTGCGCCAGTTGCCCCGTGAGCTCCGGGCGCTCAGTGAGCATCCGGTCAACCTGGGCGAACGACCGATTCATCACGTGGAGGTCAAGGCCCTCGAGGTCGTCTTCCCAGCGGACGCCTGGAAACCGCGTCCGCATCTGATCGAGGGCCGCGGCCATCGTCGGCTGCGACTGGTATGGCACGCGCGGTTGCGGGGCCAGCGCGGGCGGCGCCGCCGGGGCCGGCGGCCGCGGCTGGCCCGTCGGGGCCTTAGAGAATACTAATCCTGCCGCACATCTACACGACGGATGAAGTGGCGGGTGAAGAACTCCCTTGGCGAACTCCTCTTCGAGCCCGACTTCTTTCCCGTCGAGCGACTCGCAGGCGGGCTCCAGCCTGTCGTCGTGCGTCGCGATCCACTTCCGCTTCGTCTCCGCGGGCCGCAGGAGCTTCTTGTCGACGGCCTGGCGCCAGAGCTCCTGTTGTCCCGCGTTGGCTCCGGCCACAGTTTCCGTTCGAGCAATCAGCAGCGCGCGGCGACGGATCTGCGCCTCCGCGTACCGACCGACCCGGCGGGCGACATCCTCCGCGGCGATCCCCTGGCGGAGGAGCGTCGCCTCGAACGATGCGACCGCGCCCGCCTGGCGCGACGTCAACCCGACGACGTCCCGGATAAGCCGCGCAGCCTGGCGCGGAGCAAGGCCTTGCTCGAAGGCCTCGGCCACGATCGTCCGAATCGCCTGACGCGTCCCATCGGAGACTTCGCGAACGAGCTGGGCGCCACGGTCCCGGACCCAGGCCACCGCGCGCGGGTTCAGGCGATCGAAGGCGATCTCGAGGCCGCGGACCGTCTCCGGCATCCGGCGCAGCTCACGCGCAGCGTGTTTCCCGCCCGCGTCGAACGCCCGCGCGATGTCCTGCGGCATGCCCGCCTCGAGGCGGTCGGCGAACGTCTTCAGTGCGAGCGCCGTGGCGTCGACGACGGCCGACACCGGCGCCCCCTCGGCGATGAGCGCCGCGAGGGCCACCGGGTCGGTCGCCGCCTGCGCGGCGCCGGCTGCCCCGAGGAAGCGCCGACGCATCGACGGTTCCAGGGGCGCGACCAGCGCAACCAGCGCCGGCAGGTCGTCAGGGTCCAGCGCGGCCGCGCGAGCAATCAGGTCCGCGGCCGCCTCGTCCGCCCCTCGCTCCGGGTCGGCGCCCGCGCGCAGCCGACTGACGACACGGAACGTGGCCGCGGCGTCGGCCAGGCGATGGCGGTCCTGCGCGAGGCGTCGCTCATGCAGCGTCACGTCACCGTTCGCGGAGAGGACGCGGCCGCGCACTTGTCGCGGCGGGGCGGGTGCGGGCAGCGTTGGCGCGGCCGGCACCGGGAGCGCGCGGAGGTCCTCCGTCGCCACGAGATTCGAGGCCACCAGGTGCACCTTGCCGGTCCCGTCTTCGGTCGGCTGGAGCCCGCCGAGCGCGCGCCACTCGTCGTTCGACGGCACCCACGGCGCGCCCTTGAAGACCTCGAGCTGAAAGTCCCGGTCCTCCTGGACCGGCGAGACGTAGCCGACCACCAGGCGCTCGTCGAACTCCGGCGTGAAGCGCTCCTGGAAAATCGCGCGCATGAACTCGAGCCTCGGGACGAGGACCCAGCGGGCGTAAATCATGTCCGCCGCGGTAATCGTGGCCCTATTGCTTGCGGACAAGATCCCGATGATTTCCGGTGGCACCCCGAACACCTGCACGATCGTGTCGCGCTCGTGCTGGCGGATCTGGTTGAACTGCATCGAGCGCAGGTCGTTGTTGTCGAACTCGTGGATGTCGATCTCGCGGTTGACGAAGCGCGGGAGGTACTGGCGAAAAACGCCCTGGTGCCGCTGGAGCCACTGGAGCTGCATCTTGCGGAGCGTCGGCTCGTCGGCCCCCTTGACGTAGGCGATGAAGTCCGGGCGGGCCATGTTGTAGAAGAGCTGCCGGACCATCTTGGCGGCGTACTCGTCCGTCTCCAACTCGTCGGCGAGCGAGAAGCCGGTGCCGGTGCCGCGCCCGTAGGGGTGCTCCGGGTTGGGATCGGAGAACCAGAGGATTTCCGTGTCCGGGATCTCCTCGTTGAACGAGCGGTACTGGACGCGGAACTTCCGGTTCGCGGGCGTCGGCGTCGAGAGCACCCACGACGGCGGGATCGGCCAGACGCCGACGACGCGGCCCGCGCCTGCGCGCTCCTTCATCCAGAAGGCGTCGCCGACGATGTCGACATGAAGCTGCGTCACCTTCCGCATCGTGAGGCCGGTCAGGAATGAGTTGCCGGTGTCGATGACGTCGAGCATCTGATGGTCGGGGACCTCCCGGAGGTCGCCGGCCTGGCGCATCTCGCTCAGGACCTTGAACCGCTCAGCGAACGGCAGGCGCTTGACGGCGCGGGCGGCCGAGGGGCGCACGCGCGCGGAGGGGAGGAAGACCTGCCAGCGCACGGCGGAGACGGAGTCGGCGACGCGGTTCGTGACGGCGCGCAGCCAGGGCATGGTGGTATACGCGCGGAGAAATTCGCGCGTGCCGCGGACCGGCGGCTGACCGGCGACGCCGGGGAAGACGCCGCCGAGGAAGCGCGAGGCGAGCGGTGCGAGGCCCTCGGCAAAGACCCCGACGGCGGCGCGCGCGGCGACGGCGAGCTGGGACCCGATCCTCACGTCGACGGCTCCCCTCTCTGCGCGACCACCCGGCGGCTAGTCTACTACAGCCACGGCTTACTTTCGCCGCCGCGTCGTGCCCATGACGCGCGCCCGCTCTGGCGCCGGCTCATACCTCGGCGTTCTTGACGACGAACCCGCCCTGCGTCGGCGCGGCCTCAACCCACCCCGCCGCCGCTGGGTGACCGCCGCCGCCGAACCCCTTGGCGATGGCCGAGCAGTCGACCCCGCCGGCACGTCCGCGCACACCCCACTGGCGCACCCCGTCGGCTCGGTCGAAGTAGTAGGCGGCGAAGGGCGCCTCGGGGTGCCGCTGGCAGAGCTCCTCGCCGACCTCGGAGAAGTAGACCGTGGTGTTGACGACCGGCACCCGGTGGCCGGCGATCTCGCGCCAGACGGCGCGATCGGCCTGCTCGCGGACGATCTTCTCCTTCGCCCTCAGGATCGCCATGCCGTCCCGGCGCAGCCCCTCGATGTCGCGGGCCAGCGCGGTCCAGGTGCCGAAGTCCCAGGGCCAGGAATAGACGGCGGCCGAAACCTCGCGGCTCAGCGGCAGAGCCCAGCGCCAGAGGTCTCGGTCTTCGAGGTACTCCACGAAACGCCGCGGAATCGGCGGATTTCCGGGGAGCGTTTTACCGTGGAACCAGTCCCACGTGATCGTGGCGCCGCTGCGGTCAAGATCAAAGGTCGCGAAGGGGAACCCGGCGAGATCGTCGCGCGCAGTCTTGTGATGATCGAAGA